CAATATATTTCTGAGCCGCCTCTTGAGGAGACTGAGATAAATATTGTCTACCAAGGTTAAACAGTCCAGTAGCCGCACCCTGTAATGGCGCATATTGCTGTTGAGACATCAAGCCTTGTTGTAACTGCTGTCCAGTTAACGCTTGTAGTTGGTCTTGATAGGCTCGTAACTCTGGAGATACGTTATATCCAGCACCAATGAGATTACCCTGATCATCAGTTTGGAAGTTGCTTGACCCATAACGTGTAGTTACGCCAACAGGACGGAACTTAGCCGCTTCAGCCGCTATTCGTGCTGATTCTAGTTGTGCGGCGGCGGCTGTACCTGCCGCACTCTTTGTGGCTTGACCTTGTACAAGCGAACCTGCAAATGCGAATGGCATATCAAATCTCCTTTGCGACTGCTACATGAGTAGCATTAAAACCAAGTTTCTTATAAAACATATCTAACGACTCTTTTAAGTTATAACTTGCGACCAAACTTTTACAGTTATTGTTTTTAGCCATTTGCTCAACAAGTTTAAACATCTTCATTCCTATTCCTTGACCTCTGTACTCTGGCTTTAAAAAGAACATATCGATTTGACAGCAAGTCTCATCGTAATATGGGCTTTTGTAAAACAAGTAAAACGCATAACCAACTGTCTTTTCTTCATCTTTGGCTATCACTACACGAAAGTTACCAATTACCCCTCTGTCAAACATTGGTTTTTTATTCTTGAAATACTCCCAATGCTCTAACGCAATCTCGTCAAAGTCCTCAATGTCATCCAATGTTCCATCAATGACTTGTATAACTTCTTCTGCAATCATGCCGTTCTTTTCCACATATAAACAGTTATGTATGGCTGATAGTTAGCATTTGTTGCACTAGAGCCTTCTGTCGATATGCTTGTTGTGGATGAGATACTAGCGGTGGCTGTTGCAGTTGTTGATGGGCGACCAAAGTTTAGGTTATTACCACCAGCCAATTGCTCACTACCACCATTAGAAATAAAGCCACTACCAACAGTAGAACCATGACTGTGACCTGAATCCGTTGATGTTGTTGTAGCCGTATGGGTGTGGCTTACAACAATAGCATTTGCACTACCACCAGTTTCTTCTGCGCTGTCAAACAAAGCATTGGTAGAGTCAAAACCAACAGGAACACGCCCTGCGCCAAATGCTGTCCAAGTACCAAAGCCTAAGAGAGTGCCTGGGTTTGTGCTGACAGATGCGTTGGTATAAACAGAGCCAACAGGGTAAAGCAAAGCAATAGCCGCCTGAACAAATGCAGTAGTTGCTATGGCAGTTGTGTTGTTTCCAGAACTTTGAGTGGTTGCTACAGTACCAGTAGGCAAAGTAGGCGTACCAGTAAAGGTAGGACTTGCTAAGTCTGCTTTGGTAGCAATAGCCGTAGCAATGTCATTGAACTCTGTATCAATCTCAGTACCTTTAACAATCTTGAGTGGGTTGCCACTAGATAGATTGTCTTTGGTAGCAAAATTGGTTGATTTGGTGTAATTACTCAATTTCTTCTCCTTAACTTACTTTGCCACGTTTGGATTGAATCTCAATCTTTTGGATAGATAAAGCCGTTCCATTGATGTCTGCTTCATAACCAGTTTGAACAACCTTACCCGCACCACTTGCGGAAACAGTCAATGTCTGCAAAGCAACGCCATCAGAATAGTATGCAATCACAGTAGCATTTGCCCCGTACTCTGCAATCCCGTAATAGTAAACATCTTGTACTGGAATAGTAGCAATTGCTGATTGGTAATTGGTCTTAAAGTCAAAGCCCCACTTAAAAATCACATCTTGGTTTGTTCCACCAATCACCACAGTAGACAAACGCTTCAAGATAGAAGTAATATTCTGATCGCCTAAGTCTGCATGGTTTGTGTAATACAAGAACCTATATTGGCTTGCATGGTCTTGGTAAGTGCCATATTTTCCAATATAGCCATTCTTGCCAATTAACAAGTCACCATTTCGTTTTGACAAAAGGGCTGTTGGCTCAATAGAGTCCCAAGTAGTTACTCTCAGAGAGTTATCTTGTAGTTGTATGCGTGTATCAAAGCAAAACAATGACTTGATAGATGGGAAAGTCAACAAGTAAAAGGCTTCTTTTTCAGAGTAGACAGACTTGATGTTTGCCAATGTTTCGCCTGAAACAGTACCTATCAAGTCATTCCTAATGTTTTTAGACAAGTCTCCCAAAGGAGCAGACTTTTCTATGATTGTTCTAGCAAAAGAACGAACACCAGAGTTAGACAAGAAAAGAATGTCTTTACCAGTAGATTGGATTGAGTCCCTTGCTATACAACCAATACCGCCCACAGTATCACTTAATGACATTGTTGATGGGGTAGTCGCATTGGAATATACAAGTATCTGACGCTTGCCAAATATGATCAGGAATCCATTGTGTGCCGCCAAACCAGTTATCTCATCTGACCCGTTAGCCCATACTCTGTCTACATTCAAAGAACCCGCTGTTCCTGTTGACCACACATGACCAGACAACAAGTCAGAGAAAGAGATGGTTGATGTGTTTGTAGTTGTATTTGCCACCCACAATCTACCAAAAGCACTAATAGCAATATTGGCAGAAGGAACAGTACCTACATAACCCGTCTTCTCAGACACACGCCTATAAGTAGTTGTACTTACGGCAGGGTCATAGATCAGAGGATCAAAGCCAGATTGGAAGAAGTAGGTAATGCCATTCAAAGATGCACATTGCCAGTTACTTGCCGTGATAGTAGGTGCAGTACCGCCACCACCATAGGTCAACTCTACGACAGCGTTTGAGCCATCTAACTTGAATAACTTATTGTTACCAGCAAACAATACAGTCAAAGTTCCATCAAGTTGCACTAACTCATGGATAACTTTTACATCGTTTGCGCCTAGATTACCGCTTGAGGAATTAACTCTTGACCAACCCTTACGTGCGCCAATTCGTCCATACTGGTCAATGATGCAATTTGTAGCAACTAAAGCAAAGCCTTGGTTTAAGTCCAAAGGAGAGTCTTGGGTGTTTAACCCGAAAAAGCCTGGTGCGCTTATGCTAGAGACTTGGATTGCTTGGCTCATATTGAGACAAACTCCTGATTCTCTGGATAGCGTGTGCCTTCTAAAGCAATATAGTCAGACAACATTGCCCGATACAGGCTATATGCTTCTGAGGAAGACAATCCACCATCTTCACCACGCTCAACCAATGCTCTTGCATAGGCGTTTTGCACTACTAAAACATCAGGAATCTTTACTACTGTGGAATTAGATGCCAATACTGCCTGTGGAACAGTCAACATAAATTTAATCGTATACACGCCATTTGGGATTGGATAGAATTTTACTTGTGTATCGTAAGAGCCATCTACCCCATCAAAAGCATATTCTGTGGGTGTTTCAGTAGCAACAGGCGCAAAGTTCAACTTGCGGTTCATGTCCACAAAAGCAATGTTTGTCAGTCCCAACAGGCTAGTTGTATTAAGTACATCCATAACCTGAAACTTCTGTCCAGCACCCGTGAGGGAGTAGGTAGAAGTATTGGCAGTAGTTGTAACTGTAATGGTTGTACCCAAAGCGTTCCAACTAAACGCATCCTCAATTTGACGCTTGGCATCATTGACAAACTTGCCAATCAAGGTTGAATAAGTGGTTTCGTTGTAAGTTGTAACTTCAGGCTCTCTGAGTCGAACTAACACATCGTTAATCAGTTCTAAATAGGTCATGCTCTAGTCAACCCTTCTTCTTCAAATGTGGCTATAAAACTGAACGAACTTGCAGACTGAGTAGTTATTTTAATTTTGTCGCCTTCTTCTAAAACAATGTAGGCATTGCCATCAAACTGCAAATAGGTTTTTGATGAGAAATCGTATTGGGTCAATATATCAAGAGTGGTATTAGCACTTGCGTCAAACCATTGAACAGTTATATGCTTGGTAGACCCGCCTGTATTGTGTATATACATTACAGTAAATTTGGAGTAATAGCCCGTAGGACAGGTATAGACTGTTGTGTCTACTGCCGCTGTGGGACTAACTCCAACCGATAGTGCTCTCATTTTGCCTTTGCCTTATTTCGTTCGGAAATAGACTTGGCTTTTGCCTTTGCGTCAGCCTTGGAGTTTGCACCCCATGCTTTTAACGAAAGAAGCAGTCTTGTCGGTTTACCATCCTTGTACTCAGCACCGCTATTACCAGCCATACGAGCCAAGAAACTTGCTCTACGGGGATTATCCCCTGACTTTACTGGTGCTTTTAAATTACCACCAGTTTCCGCATTATAAGATGATCTTCCCTTGGAGTTCAACCCCCCTTTAGGATTTTTACCTTCGGAGCGTTGCCAAGCGGGAGTTTTCATCACTTCACCTTTTTTGGTTTCTTTGCAGTTTTAGCAGACTCAATAAACGCTTTGGCAGTTGGCGCACCTTTGCTACCAACTTTCCGCATACGTTCACCAGAGCCAGCCTTAATTCTTGCTTGTTTGGCATTGATATTGGCATAAAGTCCTTGTTTCATTTCTTCTTCGCCTTTCCTGCCTCAGACAAAGCAATAGCAATCGCTTGTTTCTGAGACTTAACAACCTTGCCACCCTTGCCTGAGTGCAACTCACCCGCCTTGTACTCACGCATGACTTTGCTAATTTTGGCTTGTGCTTTGGTCTTTTTCATACTAATACAAGACCTTTGCTGTAATAGTTCCAGAGGTGTAGGCTGTACAGTTGGCTCTCAAATACTTTGGCGCATTGGCAATAGTGACAATGCCATCAGCAGTCAAAGCAGTACCAATCGTTGCAAATGTTGTCCCATCAAGACTTCCTTGGAAAGCAACAGTAGCGGTTGTTATGCCTGTAACTTGCAGAAATGCGGGTTGTCCTGCGTCTGCTTGCACAGCAGTAGAAGCACCACTTGCAGTTACTGCATTTAATAGGGTTCTTGCGCTAGATAGTGAACTCATTTGCCTCTCCCTGTTTTCTTCATCATGTTAGTTGCGGTGCGCTGACCACGCATAGGCATACCTTTTGGCTTACCAACAGCAACCATAATGGTCACAGGCATACCCTTTTTCTTGCCATATTCTTTTGCTTCTTTTTCGCCTTTTTCAGAGTAGGCAAACTTCTTTTTTCCAACCATCGGCATAGGATTTCCCCTTATTTAAGTAACTTACCAGCAACAAATGTAATTACGCCACCCGCCATAGAAGCGATGGTCATGCCCATCCAAAAGCCACCTTTAGACTTGTTTGCCAACTCAAGGAGTGACTTAACATCATTAGCCAATTGGTGAACTTCCACTTGCAAAGCCTCCACTTGGGCTTCTATTCTGCCGAAATCTCTCGCATCAATATCACTCATACTTGTTCCTTACGGGGTCTACCCATAGGTTTCTTCAAAGTTAGTGTCTGCCTTGTTCCATCAACCTTTTCAACCTCTACAACAGCAGAAGTATCAACCTCTGTGTATTCGGGGTGTCTACGCATCTCAACAATGTCGTAGTCCTGTCTGAACTCAACAACATTACCTGATTGATTGCATCTGAACAAAGCCATATAAATCCTTAATGAAGAAAGGGGGGACAAGCCCCCCGATCTTTAAACCATACGGACAATAATAATGTCCATAGTGGCTGATGCCAAGTCTGCTGTAGAACCTGACTCGTTTTGGATGCGGAATTTGACAGTATTGGCGGCTGAGACATAACCTGTCACAGTCAAACCAACCAAATCCACAGCCAAAGATGCACAAAGAACCATGTCACCCA